CATGAGTTTTTTATTAATCCGTTGATGAGAGTTCGAGCAGAGTCCGGAGCCGACAAAACATTTTAGGACAGAAAATTCAAGAAGAGTCTTCATCATGGTCTTGAGACTCAAAGGAGATCTCAAGGCTCAAATGCAGCGCTAAGATATTGACTAATAGCTTAAGTGAGTCATCAATTACTCCCCCATCTTTGAATTCGATCTTTTGAAGATTGTGCTGAATTTGGGTTTTCAGAAAAGTTTGATCACAGATACCTACAAAGCAAGGGGAAAGTGTCATCCGGATTTCGACATGCCCGGGAATGGCGGTGCTGATAGGAGCACCAAATTGATCAAACATCCGGTGCAATGTTGTAACCGGTCTGTTATCTCCTATAGTAGAAGGGACCCTGTAAACCATTGGAGACGCGTACTTGGTAATGGACATCCTAAAGGCTTTTGAGCCTTCCCAGTAAGATTGCTTGATATCATTAATCACAGAACTATGAGTAGGTGGGTAGGACGAGATAATTGAGCATATGATCACCTTGTCAATGCACCGCATCACAGGATCAGAGGATAAATCCCTGCTTATTGAATCCCAAACAGAAGGCCAGATACAGGGATCGATCATCACATGAGTTGACAAATGGACTTGACAGTTAGAGCGAATTAGAATCATGAGTTTTTAATTATTTGATTTACCGCATTTAGCATCTCATCCCTCCATCCCTTGTTGAAAGGTGAAAGTTTGTCAGATAGGTCAGCTCTTTTTAAGCTCTTTAATCAATGCTAAGATCTCCACATCAGTTGCTCCGTTGATGATAGCATTTGCCAATTTAGTAGATCGCCCTGGGTCAGAGCATACCATCTGCACTGTGGCCTTAGAAATTGGCACCTTCTTATCATTGACGATTAGCATAGCATGGGACATCCATGAAGCTAACCACTTATTATTGTCAGGTGGTGATCCATTTGTTGTGGAGGAATTGTGAGACATTAGTTTTCCCAATTCCACCCTGAGGTTATCGACTAAGCTGTCAACATTAGTGTACTTAGGGCGGCTACAGAGTCGGTCAACAATCCGATGCAACCATCGAAGGACGGCCATCACATCTAAGAAAGTAGGAGCAGTTTCCTTGTTAAGAACGCCTGAAGGTGTTCCATTCATATGGTTAGTGACATAGTCTCCCACTTTGAGTTGAACTGATTCAACAATCATCTGAAGTTCTGTTTCAGAGAGTTCCTCGTTATCTCGCATCCTTTTTGATCTGGTTGTCGAAATGGATGAATTATCACCCATATTTCCCTGCACTTTGATATCATCTTTCATTTTAGATGTCGAGCTTATTTGCTCCTCCGCATCCCCATAATCCAATTCTTGTTGAATATCATCTCCTTCTCCTGCCATCAACATGCCAGCAATCTGGCTGGCAGCGTTCACTCCTCGGTCCATACTTGTCAATAAGGCAGAGCTCTTTGTACTAACGATACTCTGGTTAGCAGCAGAAGATTTGGATAAGTTTAAAGGTGATAAAAAAGCGTTAGGATTCATGAGTTTTTATTTATTTCTTTGAGAAACTTGCTCAAGCTCATCGTTTAGACGGGAATCAGCCTCATCAATTAGACTGCCTCGTCTTCTTCCATATCCTCAACTGGAACAGGTGCAGGCACTGGTGCACCGACAGCTGCAGCCCCCGGTACTACTGCTGCAGCTGGGGCCGCCGCAACAATAGGGACTACAGCTACGGCAGGCGCAGGAGCTGCAATGGGGGCAACAGCCGCCACCCTAGGAGCAGGAGCAGGGGCAACTTGTACGACATCGGCTCTAGTTGTCCCTTTAGTTCTGGCTCTCTTGACGGCCTCACCTATTTCCCCAGCAACCCCAAGCAAGCTGGAGAACATGTTCCGAACCTCTTCGGCAATATCATCCAACTCGCGTTGTAAATATTTTGTATGTAAGATTCTATAGTTGGGGATGATTTGATTATCTGTATATACAAGATCATGGATCTTAGCATAGAGATAAATCGAGTCATCATTCCCGACTCCAGAAAGCCCCATCATGGTTGTGTCATCAAACAACCTAGAGAATCGCCAATACTGTTGGTTTATGGGAGGTGCCCCTGCCACGACATAATTGGCAAGGAGTTGTGCTCTTTTTGCTGCATCAGGGATCAGATAACAGATCCAAGTGGCAGCAGCATAGTAATGCCCTTTGTCAGTGCTAAGTCCTTTGGTTGCTTCCCAAATTTCCGGTAACGAAGCATCAATGGCCATTAGAGCTCGTTGTGCCATACTAAGAACGGGCAACCCATTTAATGCAAGAGAATTAACAATAGCAGATTCCAAGAGCCCACGATTGTTCCTCTCATTTGGAACATTCAGGGTGGTTACCCATCTGTCCAATACAACACGCAGGAAACCAAGAGTTTGTGGTGTTTTTTGGGAGAAATGGTCTGATAAACATCTCAGACCATGTTGGTCAAAACCCACAGGGATAGTTCGATTAATCACCTTCTTGTAAAGGGATGAAAAGTTCTTAACAATTTTTTCAGGGAGATTCAAGCAAGACATCGGATCTTTAACTACTAAGCGAAGATGGGCTAGAAAATAATAAGCAACAAAACTTGTTGCGACAGGTTCACTTTGGGTAATAACAAGCTGCCTGATATAATCAATAAAGGGCCCAATATTATTGGTAGGGGGTCCTCTCAACCAAATTGTTCCTCTAGCAGCGACATCCAATCCCACTGCACTATCAGCTACAATTTGGGCCAATGCTACTTCTTTAGTATCAGCTGTAACGAAATCCGGATTGACAGCCCTGTTATGGAACAGATGAACCTCGAGGTTGCCAGGGATTTTCAAACCACACAAGATGATTTTCTCCATTGCATAAGCAATGGTTTCAGTTGCTGCAGGGTTTGCTTGATAACCCAATATGACAATTGACCAAGCAATAATGTCATCAATATTCATTGGTGCATACATTGGAAAATTCATCATTTTAATTGTTGCTAATCTTGCATCATCCCACCAAGTGTGAGTTGAGGAGGATAAGATAGGGAGAGCATAATTTTGCTCCTTTAACCTAGTGGAAATATCCACTAATTGGGCTTTTGTTATCATTTAATTTACAAGAAGTTCAATTAAACAGATCGCAATCTAAACAAGAGTAGCAAAAGCTGCGTAATCACACTAATCAGTTTTGTGTTTTTTTATTAAAT